GCTGGATATTATGGAAAATGTGGCAGACATATTGAGTAAGGGTGGATACCCCGTCCGTCAGTATCGTGGGGCTAATTACGATAATCTTTTCTTACATAAAATATAATTTTATCGAATAAAATAGATACTTATAGGGAGTAATTATAACGCCTTAAGAGTATGCTATGAACGACACTCAGTTACTTTGCACATTTATTCCAGCACAAGAACTTGACCAACAAGTAAAAATCATTCAAAATTCTTACAAGCTGGCATTCAATAACATCTACGTATTGGAAAATACAGATGACCCTAATCAATTAATTTTGACCTACAATATCATTGTGGGGTCACTTAAAGAACAATACGCTCCACCGGCTTCTACTATCTCGGTTCACAGAAAGAAGCAAACCAATACAATATATACTATTAATGCATTAAACGCATTAATTGCAAGTAAGAATGGTGGAAAGATTGACAAGTCCTATAAGATTGATTGGGACGAATTAAAGAATTCTATTCTAGTGACCGCACACGGTCAATTAAAAGTAGTTAAAACCAAAATAAAAGAAATATTAAGCTTCTAAAACGTAGGACTTGACAAACTAAACTTTTGGTAGTATACTCCTTAATACTTGGGGTAAACTACTTGTTATAAACACCCTAAACACTCTAAACACTAGGAGAAGTACAATGGCGTTAGACATCAATGCACTAAAGAGCAAGCTTAACAGTTTCAAGCGTACCGGCGGTGGGGACCGCGATGCTTCAATCTGGAAGCCCAAGGAAGGCAAGACGGTCATCCGTATCGTCCCGTGGAAGGATAACCCCTCGAATCCCTTTATCGAACTCTACTTCCACTATCTCGGCAACAAGACCCATCTCTCACCTCTTTCGTATGGCAATCGTGACCCGATTGCGGAGTTTGCTGATGCACTCCGTTCCGACCAGTCACGTGACGCGAAGGAGCGCTACGCTGAGGCTCGTCCGTTCATGCCGAAGCTCCGTACCTATATCCCCGTCATCGTTCGTGGTGAAGAGGATAAGGGTGTTCGATTCTATTCGTTCGGTAAGACGGTCTATCAGGAACTTCTCTCCTACATCTCTGACCCCGATTACGGTGATATCACCGATGCCAAGACTGGTCGTGACATCGTAGTTGAGTATATCCCGAAGGAGAAGTCGGATACCAACTTCGCTAAGACCTCTGTGAAGGTCAAGCCCGCTCAGACTCCGCTTTCTACTGACGCTGCTCAGATGAAGCTGTGGATGACGGAACAGCCCGATATCAAGGAGCTGTATTCTGAACCGACCTATAATGAGCTGAAGGTAGTCTTGGAGAAGTATCTTGACCCCGATAATTCGGTCATTACTCCCGCCCGTGAGGCTGAGGAGCCCAAGTCGGCAACGGTAAGTGCCGCAACTCCGAAGGAGAACGTCAAGAACGCTGTTGATGCGTTTGACGAGCTGTTCAACGATTAATTAACCAAAGACACGCTGTGTGCTAGGTAGCTTAAAAACTACCTAGCGCCTGCGTGTTTTGTTACATAAAGGATTAATATGGCAAAAGAAACAAAAACAAAGAAGCCAGTACCTTCCGCTGACCGTGATGAACTGGCACAAGTTATCGCAGATAGCTTGAATAAGTTATACAAGGATGGACAAGTCGCATACTTCCTTGATGGTGAGGAAGAAACTCCTACGGATTTGAGTGATTTCATTTCTACGGGAAATACAATGTTGGATATCGCAATCAGTAATCGTCCTTACGGCGGTATTGCCGCTGGTCGTATTACTGAATTGACGGGATTGGAAGCATCGGGTAAGTCACTCGTTGGTGCTTCACTTATCGCAACCACACAGAAGCGTGGTGGTGTTGCGGTTCTGATTGATACCGAAAACGCGGTCAACGATGAATTCTTCTCTGCCGTTGGTGTGGATATGAAGAAGCTCGTATACGTTCAGCACGATACCGTTGAAGATATTTTCGATTCTATTGTGAATATCATTGAAAAGGTTCGTGCCTCTGGGAAGAAGGATAAGTTAGTCACGATTGTGGTTGACTCCGTTGCCGCCGCTTCCACTAAGACGGAAATGGCAGCAGACTTCAATAAGGACGGATACGCAACGGCGAAGTCCATTATTATCAGTAAGGCGATGCGAAAGATTACGAACCTTTTGGGTCGTGAAAAGATTGCTCTCGTATTCACCAACCAACTCCGTTTAAAGATGAACGCTCCTGCGTTCTCTGACCCGTACACCACCTCTGGTGGAAAGGCAATCGGATTCCACGCTTCGACTCGTATCCGTCTGTCACAGATTGGAAAGTTGAAGGATTCGGCTGGCAACATTATTGGTATTACCACGAAGGCAGTTATCACCAAGAATCGGTTGGGTCCGCCGTATCGTGAAGCTGAATTCAACATTTACTTCAATCGTGGTATTGACGATTATAGTAGTTGGTTGGATGTCTTGAAGGAGAACGGCATCATCAAGCAGGCTGGTGCCTGGTATTCTTATGAGGACGAAAAGTTCCAAGGTAAGGAATTCCCAACATTCCTCGAATCAAATCAGAAGCGGAAGGAAGAGTTGTACGATAAGATTTGTGAAGCGATGATTATGAAGTATGAAAAGGACTTCGACCCCACGGCGGTCAATAGTGAAGCCGCTGAGGACGAAGATGAGGTAAAACCTTCTAAGCAACTATTAAATGACTAATCTACAGCAGGTATTCGATAGTATGAACTTCGATAACGATAAGGGCATGGGATATAATTCCCGTGTCCTTATTGTAGATGCCCTTAACACGTTCATGCGGAGTTACGCCGCTATTCCCACGTTAGATGAAGATGGTAATCATATTGGGGGAATGGCTGGATTTATGAAATCTTTGGGGTTTGCTATTCGTAGTTTCAAACCTACCAGAGTCGTACTCGTATTTGATGGGAAGGGTGGGTCACAACGTCGAAGGAAGATTTATAAGGAATATAAGGCAAATCGGAAACCACCGACTCGCTTGAATAGAAATTATGATATGACCACCGACGAGCAAGAACGGGAGAATATGAAGTGGCAGTTGGTGTCACTTGTAGAAATGGTGGAATGTTTACCCGTGTCTATTCTTGCACTTGACAATATTGAAGCTGACGATACTATCGCATACTTCTCAGAGTTGGTCACGAAGAATGGTGGAACCAGTATCATTTATTCTACGGATAAAGACTTCTTACAGATGGTGAGTGATAGCGTCAAGCTATACAATCCCGTCAAGAAGAAAACGTTTGATGTAGATGTGGTACTGGAAACCTACGGCGTGCACCCGTCTAACTTTGTGTTCTATCGGTCACTTCTTGGTGACAAGAGTGATAACATTGATGGAATCAAGGGAGCTGGGGAAAAGACCGTATTAAAGTATATTCCAGAATTGGCTGATGCAAATGTGGAAGTCAATCTGGATTTGGTTGAACAGAAATATACTGATATTAAAAAGAAGCCAAAGCTGGTAGAAAACATTTTAGATAATTCCAGTATTGTAGAGAGAAATCTGCAATTAATGAATTTGCACGATGTGGACATTAACATTGATGCAAAGATGAAAATAATACATAAATATGAAGAAGGTTGTCCACCGCTTCGGAAGGCAGACTTGACAAGACTGATGGTTCGTACTAAGATTATATCATCTATCCAAAACTACGACGAATGGATTACATTCGCATTTTCACCTTTAGCGAGATATTATGGTAGACCATAAGACTTATGATAAGAATGTAGACACGTTGGCAAAGTTCGGCCCGAGTTTCCAAGCGAAAGCTGTGGCAGCTATGTTGAACTCTCCCGACTTCCTTGCTCAATCCTATGACGTTATCAATCCCAACTTCTTTGAGTTGGATGCGAACCAATGGATTGTACAGACTACGTTGGATTATTTTGACGAATACAAGACCTTACCGACATTGGAAGTATTTAAGGTCGAGATGAACAAGGAAGTCAAGGATGATACGCTTCGTACTGGTATCGTCGAATCGTTGCGTGGTATTTTCCAGAAGATGAAGGACAACGATTTGGATTATGTTCAAGATAGTTTCTTGGATTTCGCTAAGAATCAAACCTTGAAGTCGGCTATCATTCGTTCGGTTGACCTGCTTCAGATTGGTCAGTATGGTGAAATCAAGGTCTTGGTGGATAACGCTCTTCGGAGTGGTCAACCCAAGACCGTTGGTCACGATTGGAAGAAGGATGTCGAGAAGCGGTTGACAAAGGATGCACGTAATACTATTCCGACTGGTTGGGACGCTCTGGATTCACTTATCGGTGGTGGTTTGGCTGGTGGTGAGTTGGGTGTTGTTATCGCTCCGTCTGGTGTCGGTAAGAGTTGGGCTCTGGCTACCATCGGTGCGAATGCGTTGAAGCAAGGGAAGAAGGTGGTACATTATACGCTGGAACTTAATGAAAATTATGTTGGACTTCGGTATGATACCATTTATACGGGTATTGAGCCGGGGAAGATTCCTGAGAATCCTGAATTGATTAAGGATTTGGTGGAAACAATTAAGGGTGAAATTATCATTAAGTATTATCCCGCTCGTACTATTACCTCCCACACGATTCAAGCCCACGTACAGCAAATGGCATCGTTGGGATTCAAGCCCGACCTTATCATTGTTGACTACGCCGATTTGATGAGTGCGAACGCCAGAACCGATGCACGATATCAAGAGTTGGGTGCGGTCTATGAGGAACTTCGTGGATTGGCTGGTGAATTGCAGGTTCCGATTTGGACGGCTTCACAGACTCAAAGAAGTGCAATTCAAGATGAAGTCATTCAGGCGGACAAGATTGCTGAATCGTATTCCAAGATTATGACTGCGGATTTGGTACTCTCAATCTCACGGAAACTAGAAGATAAGGTTCATAAGACGGGACGTGCCCATATTATTAAGAATCGATTTGGGGCTGATGGTCAGACTTTCCCGATGTTGATTGACGCAAGTGTAGGTAAGATAGAGATTTACGACGAAGCTTCAGCCAAGGGTATCATGCTGAAGAAACAGATGGACAATGGTGAAACGGTTACGAGACAGAATCTAGCAAAGAAACTATTAGAAATGGATTTGGAAGATTAAAAATATCGTTGGGTATTCACCGTATTTTTCAAGCAGGACCGTAGTATTTATTTAACCCCAAACCCCTAACGATTTTGGAGTAAGCAGTATGCAATTAGAATCAAAGATATTATCAGAAATTACAACGTTTATGAAGTATGCGAAGTATCTTCCGAAGAAGCAACGCCGTGAAACGTGGAAGGAACTCGTAGATAGAAATAAGGCTATGCACTTGGAAAAGTTTCCCAAGTTAGCAAAGGAAATTGAAGCGGCATATGAATTCGTATATGATAAGAAGGTGCTCCCATCCATGCGTTCACTCCAATTCGCGGGGAAGCCAATTCAAATCAATAACGCACGTCTATACAATTGCTGCTTCCTTCCAATCAATCACACAGACGCATTTAGTGAAGTAATGTTCCTACTTCTCTCTGGAACGGGTGTAGGCTATTCCGTTCAGAAGAATCACATTGAACAACTTCCACCTGTGAACAAGCCAACCAAGACTCGTCGTTACCTTGTCGGTGACAGTATTGAAGGGTGGGCAGATGCGGTCAAGGTGATGATTGAAGCGTATATGAAGGGTAAGTCACTCCCAGAATATGACTTCTCTGATATCCGTCCGAAGGGTGCATTATTGCTCACCTCTGGTGGAAAGGCACCTGGTCCTGAACCATTGAAGGATTGCTTACACAACATCCAAAAGATTCTTGACCGTAAGCAAAATGGTCAATTCCTATCTACGATTGAAGTCCACGATATCCTCTGCTTCATCGCTGATGCAGTTCTTTCTGGTGGTATTCGTCGTTCCGCAATGATTTCGTTGTTCGACTTGGATGACGATGATATGTTGACTTGTAAGTTCGGTAACTGGTGGGAAACCAATCCACAACGTGGTCGTGCAAACAATTCCGCAGTTATCGTTCGTCACAAGATTGAAAAGGAAGTATTCTTGGAACTCTGGAAGAAGATTGAAATGTCTGGTTCTGGCGAACCCGGCTTCTTCTTCACGAATGATGCAAATTGGGGATTGAATCCTTGTGCAGAAATCTCACTTCGTCCGTTCCAATTCTGTAACTTGACCACCATCAATGCTGGTGACATCAAGGACCAAGATGATTTCAACGCACGTGCGAAGGCTGCGGCATTCATTGGAACATTACAAGCATCGTATACCAATTTTCACTATTTGAGAGATATATGGAAGAGAACTACGGAGAAGGAAGCACTTATCGGAGTGTCAATGACGGGCATCGCCTCTGGTACTGTCCTCAATTTGAATATGAAGGACGCAGCGAATGTAGTCAAAGAGGAGAATGCACGTGTATCGGAAATGATTGGAACGAACAAGGCAGCCCGTACAACTACAGTGAAGCCGGAAGGAACCTCTTCACTAGTATTAGGGACTTCCTCTGGCATTCACGCGTGGCATAATGATTTCTATGTTCGTCGTATCCGTGTTGGAAAGAACGAAAGTATCTACCAATACTTGATTGACAACCATCCAGAAATCGTGGAAGATGAGTTCTTCAAGCCAAAACAACAAGCAGTTATCTCTGTTCCACAAAAGGCACCAGCTGGAGCAATCACTCGTCAAGAAACCGCTCTTGACCTTCTTGGACGTACCAGTAAGGTATGGAAGGAATGGGTAAAGGCTGGTCATCGTAAGGGTGAGAACAAGAATAACGTATCTGTCACCGTCACCATCAAGCCAGACGAATGGGTTGGTGTTGGGGAATGGATGTGGGACAATCGTGAGAACTTTACCGCTTTAAGTGTACTGCCATTCTCAGACCATAGCTATATGCAAGCTCCATTTGAAGATATTGATGAAGCACAATACAACGAAATGGTCAGTCACCTTCACAAGATTGATTTAACGAAGGTAGTAGAAACCGAAGATGCTACCGACCTCGCAGGTGAAGTCGCCTGTGGTGGCGGTGGGTGTGAGGTGCAATAATGCAGGAACTGACGTTACAAGAGTTTGAAGAAAAGTTGGCATCCAAGGAGCCGTTCGTGGTGGATTTCTGGGCTCCTTGGTGTCCCACCTGCATCGAAATGTTACCCACGGTGGAAGAATTAGCAAATGAATCTACGGTTCCTTTTTATAAGGTCAACGTAGATGAACAACCAGAACTGAAAGAAAAGAATCGTATTAAGGCAATTCCCATGCTGATGTTTTATAAGGATGGTCGGACACGGGAATTCCTCTACGGGAAAAATGATAAGACCAAGATTGAGCAAAAGCTGAATCGTATCAAGTGAGGTTATTATGATAATTGATTTGACACCAGAAACTTTCTTTGAACACATTAATAAAGAAGGTCCGCTTCACGTAGTGATGCATTATGGTGCAACGTGTGGTCCGTGTAAGAATACAATGCCACATTATGAAATTCTGGAACGTCATTTTCTAGAGTACAATTTTACTAACGTAAAGTTCTATAGGTTTCATCAATGGCAGAATGAGTACAGGTCATTTATTGAAGAAAATAAATTGCAAACAAACGGAGTACCTACCTTCCGATATTACTATATGGGTGAAAAGCTGCATGAAGTAACGTCTGGATATGGTGACCCGAATGATATGAAAAAAGTAATTGTTGAAGTTATAAAAGGTATCGAAGCAACTATGGGGGAGTTTCCAGCACATGAAAGTTAAAAAGTTATCAGAATATGCTCAATTACCACAGAAGGCACACGCCGGAGACTTGGGGTATGATTTATTTAGTAACGAAGGTACGGCAGTCTTTCCAGGCGAAACGAAAGTGGTTAAGACAGGAATCGCTATCCAGTTTCCAGCAGGATATGGTGGATTTATCAAAGACCGTTCCTCTGTGGCTACGAAGAAAGGATTATTTACTGTGGCTGGTGTTATTGATAATGGGTATATTGGTGAGATTTGTATAGCTCTCCACAACGGAACGGATAGTTTAATCCACATTGGACCCGGTGAGAAGATTGCACAGATGGTGTTGATTCCAACGGTCAATTTCACCGTCGAAGAAGTAGACGAGGTAGTATCGGCTGACCAACGTGGGGAAGGGGGGTTTGGTTCGACGGGAACTTGATACTTATAGGAAACCCTTAACCGAGAATGTCGCATGAGAGTTTATGTCACGGCGTAAGAATGGTAAGAAGGTTTCCTCATTGAATACTATTGAAACAAAGGTAGCAACAATATTAGAATCGTTAAATGTTCCATTTGAACAACAAGTATCAATTGACCGCTACACGGTTGATTTCCTTATAAACAAGAAGTATATTGTGGAGTGTTATGGTGACTTCTGGCACTGTAATCCCCATCAATATACTTCTTCGTATTTTAATAGGGGTAAGAAAAAGACCGCAGAAGAAATCTGGGAACGGGATATGAAGCGGAAAGAACAATTTGAAAAAATGGGATACAAATTCCTCTGCCTATGGGAAAGCGATATCCGTAATAATCCCAAGATTGTGAGGTCCAAAATAAAACGTAATATTAAGCTGGATTGACAAACTGTTATCTGCGGGTTATACTTCAAGGATAACGGAGGTTATTTATGTATCAAGCAATTTATATTGAACGTGGTGAAGGGTTTGGAAATGATATCGTGCATCTCTGGGATGATGAGATGGGATATCAGACCATTCCGTATAACAAATTTGACTATGCGTACAAGCCAGACCGAAGCGGTACGTATATCAGTATGACGGGTGTAAAACTCGCAAAGGTCAAGCGTTATAAGCGTGATGACCAATCGTTGTTTGAGAGCGACCTTCCCCAAGAGACTCGCGTTCTCACCGATTTGTATCTCAATGAAGATGACCCATCCAAGGGACACAAGCTGATGTTCTTCGATATCGAAGTGTCTATGGAAAATGGTGTGCCAAATATTGAGAATCCGAATAATGAAATTACGTCCATTGCCGTGTATGACAATATCACACAGCAATATACCGTGTTGGTATTGGATAAGGCTGGTACACATCCGAGTTATGAGAAAGAGAATGTTAATGTCGTGATGTATGGGTCTGAATTAGACTTGCTATATGGATTCTTGGACTTGTATGAGCAGATTGGACCAACAATCATCTCTGGTTGGAACAGCGATTACTTTGACGTACCCTATCTATATAATCGGTTGAAGCAGCAGTGTGGTCCAAATACTGCGGGTCGGTTATCTCCGATTGGGAAGTTGAAGTATTCCAAGTTCCGTAGAAAGTATCAGATTGCTGGTGTATCTTCACTAGATTATCTTGACCTCTATAAGAAGTTTACCTATACCCAGCAACCGAATTATCGTTTGGATACGATTGGTCGGTTAGAAGTGGGCATGGGCAAGGTTGAATATGAAGGTTCACTAGATGAATTGTTCCGTAACGATTTGAATAAGTTTATTGAATACAATCTTCAAGACGTTCGTATTCTTGTGGAGATGGATAAGAAGCTCAAGTTGATTGAACTGGTACGTGGTATCTGTCATTTGGGTCACGTGCCGTATGAGGATTATGGATATAGTTCAAAATTCTTGGAAGGAACCATCGTCACTTATCTTCATCGGAAGGGTATTATCGTGACCAACAAACCCGCTGGTGGTCGTGAAATGATGGACAATAAGGTGGAGAACGATGAGGAAGGATTCGCTGGTGCGTTCGTGAAGGAACCTGTGCCGGGGTTGTATGAGTGGGTCTATTCTCTCGACTTACAATCGCTGTATCCATCTATCATTATGAGTCTCAATATCAGTCCAGAAACCAAGATTGGGTTTGTGACCAACTGGAATGTGGACAAGCATATGAATGAGCAGATGACTGAATATCTCATCCGTGGTACAAACGATGATGATGTGGTTCGGTTGTCCCGTGAGGCATTCTTGAAGTATATGCGAATGGAAAATCTGATGATTAGTTCCAACGGCGTATTGTACAATGGAAATGGTATTGGGATTATTCCAGAGGTGCTTGACCGCTGGTTCGCTCAACGTGTGGAGTTTAAGAACACGATGAAGAAGTATAAGAATGAGGGGAACACAGAACTGGCAGAATATTATGACAGACGCCAACACATTCAGAAGATTTTCTTGAATTCGTTGTATGGTGTACTTGGACTTCCTATCTTCCGATTCTTTGATATTGATAATGCTCTTGCTGTAACCGCTTCTGGTCAAGATGTGATTAAGAAGTCTGCGGCATTTGCAAATCAACTCTATCAGAATAAGTTGAATACCCAAGAAGATTATTGTACGTATATTGATACCGATTCGTTGTATTTCTCAGCAACTCCGTTGATGCCAGAAAATGGTGGAAAGGACTTCACTATCAAGCTTGCTCGGGTAATGGAAAAGAAGTTGAATGAGTATTACGATACAATGGCACAAGACTTGTTCTTCTGTAAGAATCATCGGTTGTATATCAAGGGTGAGTCGGTCGCTGAAACTGCGGTCTGGATTGCCAAGAAACGGTATACAATGAATGTGGTCTATGATTTGGAATCTAACCTTGATGTTGCAAATAAGATGAAGGTCAAGGGATTGGACGTTGTTCGGTCATCATTCCCACCAGCCTTCCGTGACTTTATGAATAAGATGATGAAAGACATCTTGAATAGAACCAGTAAGGATGAGATTGACAAGAAGGTATTGGACTTCCGTGATTCAATGAACGGGATGAGCTATCTCGAAGTTGCGAGAAATACTGCGGTCAAGAATATTTCTGAATATTCCACCAGCGGGAAACTCAATGACTTCCAGAAGGGAACCCCGGCTCACGTGAAGGCGGCATTGACATATAACGCCTTGTTGAAACATTTCAAGCTGGAAAACCGATATGAGAAGATTACGGACGGGTCGAAGGTTAAGTGGTTGTATTTGAAGCAGAATCCGTGGAATCTCGAAGCGGTGGCGGTCAAGGGATATAATGACCCCCAAGAAATCGTTGAGATAGTAAATACTTATATTGATTATAATGCATTATTTGAGAACGAGTTACAAAAGAAATTAGAAGATTTTTATTCGGCATTAAAATGGGGTAATATACCCACCGAAATTAATCAGAACGCATCGGAATGGTTTAGTTTCTGATATTTATTTATTCACCCCTGCGTCACACTAACCCATAGTGGTGTGTGGTTAAAGAGAATCGTTGTATGATGAACAAATTGTTGGCCACTTTTTTAGCAACTGTGATGTTGTCGGTACCTTCTTTTGCACAAGGTCGTATAGTTGGTCGTGTGGTTGATGCAGGTAATGGAGTAGGAATTTCTGATGCAGGTATTCAAGTGGTGGGTACGACGATGGGTACTGTATCTGGTGTGGAAGGTAGGTTCACCATTAACAACGTACCAGCAGGTACGGTGACCATCCTTGTCAGACGAATTGGTTATACCCCCAAGACTATTACAGGATTATTTCTTGTTAGGGGTCAAACGTTACAACAAGACATTTCACTATCAGCTGCAAACATTTTATTGTCCGCACAAGTTGTCACCGCAGACGCAGAACGTGGGTCTGTTAATAGTGCGTTGGACAAACAACGGACTTCAACAAATGTGGTCAGTAGTATCACTTCTGAACAAATCAGTAAGAGTCCAGATGGTGATGCGGCACAAGCAGTCGGTCGTGTTTCTGGTGTAAGTGTACAAGATGGAAAGTATGTGTTCGTTCGTGGATTGGGTGATAGATATACCCAGACTTCGTTGAACGGAGCACGTATTCCAAGTCCAGAACCAGAAAAGAAAGTGGTTCCGTTGGATATGTTTCCCACGGGACTTTTACAAACGATTACCACAGTCAAGACATTCACGCCTGACCAACCAGGTGATTTCGCAGGAGCACAAGTAGATATTCAAACCCGTGAATTTCCTGCCCAACGTACATGGACATTCGGTACCAGTACAGGAGGAAGTGATGCAGTATTTGGAAAACAAGTATTGATGCCAAACTATGTTCGTGGTGACGTATTAGCAATGGGGTCCACTCACCGTCAACTTCCACAGTTTTTGGCAAGTTTCGGTAATTTTTCAAGTGGTGTTCCATCACAAAACGATTATAACAGAATGGTGAGTGAGTTCCGTAATTCGTGGACACCACAAATGACTGAGGGAAGTGCAAACGCATCAACTTCCGTCTCTGTTGGTGGTACGGATTTCGGTGTAGGATATTTAGTGTCCACTACCTATTCTTATTCACAAGAAGCACGGATAAATCAAGAACGTGCCTTAGCATTAGCACAAGGTGGAAGTGAACCTACTGCGGTGGATAAGTTTTCTGGTGAATCTGGAAAGTCTAGTGTATTGTGGGGTGGATTGGCAAACTTCAGTAAATTAGCTGGTAATAGAACTCGTATTGCGTTCAACAACACCTATAACCGCACAATGGATTCTGAAGCTCGTAGAGAACGTGGGGTATCCGAAAACTTGGGGATTCCATTCATCATCAATCGTCAGAAGTATGTGGAACGTGGTATTTACTCATCACAATTATTGATACAATCTGATATTACTGCAAATCAAAAGATTGAATTAGCAGGAACGTTATCGGGTGTATCTCGTATTGAACCAGACCGCTCAGAATTCGTTCAAGCATTATTCACCAACCCATACAATAATGAATTGATGGCACCACAATGGTTCTCATCATCCAACGAAGGTGCGGTCAGAACCTTTAGTGATTTACACGAAACCGCACAAGAGTTTCGTGCATTCCATCGTATCCAATTCGGTGAACCCGGTCGTATGTTGGCTGTTAAGACGGGTGGATTGATTCGTCATACCGTTCGTGATGCAAACAGTACCGCATATAGTGTAAGTGGAAAAGGATTAAATCAATCCTATCGTGAAATGCAACCAGAACAATTATTCAGATTGTTCCGATATGACAGAGTATGGCAAGTTACCCCGATTGGTGTCGGTGGAAACTATGATGTATCTGATTTCAATTATGCCGGATATACAATGGTGGAAAAGGAATTCAATCCACAATGGCAAATGATTACAGGTGTTCGTGCGGAATATTCTGATGTGTTGTTGAAGGCAGAACCAACGATTGGAGCAAAGTCATTTACACATCCATTATTCCTTGATGTGTTACCCGCACTCGCAGTCACCTATCGTCCAAATGATTTTATTAATTTCCGTGTGTCGGCATCACAAACATTATCTCGTCCAGAATATCGTGAACTCGCGCCGATTATGTATCGTGAAGTAATGGGATTTGATAACGTGTTCGGAAATCCTAAATTAGAACGTGCCTTAGTACAGAACTATGATTTCCGTTGGGAATGGTATCCAAACGCCGGAGAAGTGGTAAGTGTCGCATTATTTGCAAAACAATTCACCAATCCAATTGAACGTGTATATCAAGGGTCATCGGGTACTCGTATCATTACCTTCGTCAACGCAGAAGGAGCAAACAACTATGGAGTGGAATTAGAACTCCGTAAGAACATCACCGATAATTGGATGGTATCTACAAACGCAACTGTAATGGAAAGTGATATTCGTATTGCGAAAGGAACGTCCGCAGTCACGAACACCAATCGTCCGATGGTGGGTCAAGCACCTTATATGTTCAACACAGGCGTCACGTGGACTTCAAATACAGGAGTAGCAAGTGCTACCCTTCTGTATAATGTGGTAGGGGCACGTATCACGGAAGCAGGAGAAGTACCATTACCAGATGTCAAAGAAATGGAACGTAATATTGTAGACGTATCGGTTAGATTCCCATTAATAAATAATATTTCTGTCAGAATGGATATAAAGAATATATTAGATGCCCCATATCGGTTTATGCAAGGACCAGTCGTTCGTGAGTCTTATAGAATAGGTCGTGGTCTAAATATAGGATTTAATTGGAATAGATAATGTCTATGAAAAATTTACTTACTATTGTTATCCCGTGTAAAAATGAAGAAAAATATATTGGTCATTTACTTGAATCTTTATCACAACAATCTGGTATTGGAGGTGTTCGTATTATTGTCGCAGATGCCGATAGTACCGATAATACAGTCTCTACTATAAAACTCTATGATGATGTATTGCATATTGAAGTCATCAAGGGTGGGACTGTATCAGTTGGACGAAACAACGGTGCAAAGTTAGTCACTACACCATATATTCTATTCTTAGATGCCGATGTGAGACTGTTCAGTAAGTTAGCAATTTTTGATGCAGTCCATATAATAGATTCTCACCGATTAGATTTAGTTACCGCAAACATAAAGAACTATGGAAAGGATTGGAGAGCATCATTCTTTTTCTGGGGATTTAATATTATCAATAAGATTATGACCAAGACAACTCCATTTGCGATTGGTGCATTCTTTTTGACTCGTCGTGATAAGTTTGAAGAACTCGGCGGATTCCCGAATAAGTACGAAACTTCCGAAGATTATATTCTCAGTAAGCAGTATGATGCTGACAAGTTTGCTATTGTAAATCACTACTTCGGTCAAGACGAACGCAGATTCAATAAGTTGGGATATTTAGGAATGTTGTGGTATATGACAGTCAACTTCTTCAATAGAAATAATCTGACGCACTTTGAAAAAGCTAACGTAAATTATTGGGACTGATATGAAACATCACAAGGCAATTATCATCTCGGATGTCCATTTAGGAACGGAAGCAAGCAAGGCGGCAGAACTCCTCGAATTCTTAACAGAAAATCATACTGATATTTTAATTATCAACGGTGATTTTGTAGATGGATGGGCACTCGCAAAGGGATACAAATGGAGAAGTAAGCACACAAAGGTTATTTCAAAGATACTAGACATCTCCAGAAAGGTGCCTGTGGTGTGGATTCGTGGAAATCACGATGAGTTCTTACATGAATTTATGCATATGCACTTGGGGAAACTTCAAGTAGAAGAAAACTATATTTTAGATTTAGGTGAAGGAAAGAAATACTTTATCTTCCACGGAGATATTCTGGACGTATTCGTTGCCAAATGGAAATGGATTGCACAGATTGGAGCAAGTGGATATGACCTTGCCCTCCGTATCAATACAATATACAATAAGTGGAGGAAGTGGAGAAAACTTCCATATTACTCTATTTCCAAAGATATTAAGAATGGAGTAAAGGCAGCAGTCAACTACATCACAGACTTTGAAGTAAGTGCCACAAAACTCGCTCGTCAACATAATTGTTCTGGGGTCATTTGTGGGCACATTCATAAACCAGAGAATAGACAAATCGCAGGTATTCATTATGTCAACTCTGGCGATTGGGTAGAAAATCTTACTGCGGTTATTATTGACCACGATAATAACATTATAATAAAAGACTTTCACAAATAATATTTTATAATAGATAGACTTGACAAATTGGGGGGCATATGGTATATTCCATATGTCCCTTAATCTTTGGAGTGATGAATGCTTTTCAAGATTGGTGTAGTCCTTGTGGCTGGGTTTGTGGTATTCGTACTGCTTAGTGCAATCTATGCCCATATCAGTTATACCCTTATGAAGATGGATGAGGAGCGTGATATCTAATGAAAATCGTTAAGTCAAGTGAGTGGTTGATTTCCGAAAACAAGGCTGGTGGTGAGAAGTTCTGGCGGTTGCATATCGTCAAGGACGGTTCTGACTATTACACCCAGACTGAATGGTATCAGATTTCTAAGACGGGTCGTGAGACGAAGCGTCAGACCTCTGAACCCTATTATGCTGAACCCACGAATGTCGGTCGGTCAAACGAGCGTAATTCGCAGGAGCAGGCAAAGTTTGAGTTTGATGCCGTTATCAAGAAGCAACGTGACAAAGGATTCCGTGCGAAGGGTGAACGGAAGAATGTCCGTCCGATGCCGATGCTCGCCCACAAGTTCGTGGACCACAAGAGTAAGGTGAGTTTCCCTGCATACATTCAACCGAAGCTCAACGGGATGCGGATGTTATTTGACGGAGAGAACGGATGGAGTCGGGGGAACAAGGAAGTGATTCCCGAAGTCATTCAGCATTTGAAGTTTGATACGAGAGGATATATTCTTGATGGTGAGTTGATGCTCCCAGATAACGTTCTTCTCCAAGAATCTATGAAGGCCATTAAGAAGTATAGGCCGGAATTGTCCCCAGAGTTGATTTACCATGTGTATGATATCGTGGATGATGAAGTGTCATACGCAGAACGATATACCATTATTCAGGATATTTGTGTTAACGCACCAAAGAATGTGAAGATTGTCAAGACCGTTCGTGCGCATGACGAGTCGCAAGTCGCTCACCTTCATCAGTTGTTCGTCAAGGATGGATACGAGGGGACGATGATTCGTGATGCCAAGATGAAGTATGAGATTGGTAAGCGTTCGTATTCACTACTTAAACTAAAGGACTTCGTAGATGCAGAATATCGTATTGTTGATGTTGTTGATGGTGACGGGAGTGATGTTGGCCTCGCCATTTTTGAATTGGAAACTGATTCTGGTGAGCGCTTCAATTGCCGTCCAGAAGGTTCGCAGGAGAATCGGGCAGACCTATTCAAGAATCGTCGTGAGTTGGTTGGCAAGTATCTGACGGTTCGCTATCAAGAGTTGAGCAAGGATGGTATTCCGATTTTTCCAGTTGGTGTCTCTATTCGTGAATGGGGGGAATTCTAATGCCGAAGGTTACTGTAGAGTTGGATTGGGATACGGTAGATGGTATTGTCGTACAACAGGTCACCGATGCCCGTGATGGATTGATTGAGCAGTTAGAGGAACGGAAAGGTAAGGGTAATAAGGGTGGTGTCTTTGATAACGACAAGAAGAAGGATATTATACTTATTAAGGCACATATTGATGCCTTTGAGTTGGTGATTAAGTATTTTGGTGGAATGGTAGTGTAAATAGGTGCATTTTGGTAGTGTAAATGAATGTATTTAGTTTTCGGCGGTGCAGTTGGTCGGGACAACGCTAGTAAGATGGGCTCGCTACTTGTTACATCCCTTGCTAGGCTACGCCAAGGAATAGGGGTTCGAATCCCCCACCGCTACTGAGGTTATTATGGAAGATAAAAAGAATCCAAACGCATTAACATATGGAATATCTCCTAGTGCTCCCGCATCCATTAAACCCGTTGAGGTGGATAAGTGGGTAGGAAAGGTTGAACCCACCTTTAAGCATTATTACCAAGAACGATATGATGATTTGGTTAGACAATACGAAAATCTCGTTCGTGATTATGAAATCAATAAAATGTGTTACGAGGCTTCGTTAGGGTTTGAACCGAATATGGGACACGTATACCACTTGTATCGTAAACGTGATGGGAGTACATTTCTTTCTATGGTAGAACCCAAGTATGCATATTGGGGTGAATTTATTGGTAGTTACAGATTAAACGCACAATATGCGTGGGAAGAAGTCTAATGGCACTACAAGGTTATAAAGTAGAACATATATCGTTTTCTGATACGGTTCGGTCGTTTCTTCGTAAATGGCACTATTCCGATTATGTCAATATCCAAGCAAAAGAAGTATTTGGATTGTTTCGGGATGGTGCTTTTTTACCTGAAATGGTCGGAGTGTGTATTTATACTAGGCCTGCTGGACCAACAGCGGCACAAAAGTATTATCCACAAGACCCCGATAAGTGTTTAGAACTTCGTCGGTTGTGCCTGGTGGACGATACTCCAAAGAACGCTGAAAGTTTCTTTGTGAGTCGGACGTTGAAATGGTTACGGAAGAATACCGATTGGAAGTTTGTGGTCAGTTACGCAGACCCAGAGCAAGGTCATAAAGGTGTGATTTACCGAGCAGCAAATTTTAAATACGAAGGTACAACCTCATCGGGTCAATCGTTATTGGTAGATGGTAAACCGTTTCATATTAGAACACTAACAATGATTGATAGACCATATGGAGTCGAAATCAATCAGCGATATAAAGCTGGTGACCCAAATATTCAAATTGTAAAGACGGAACCAAAACATATTTACACGTATCAACTCTAGGAGGACACAATGGGAATGTTCGACACGCTGAAGGTTCAAACAAAGATTCCAGGATACTCTGATATTCCTCTTGGGGAATTCCAAACAAAATCATTAGATAGTTGTCTAGATTATTATGTTATAACTAATAATGGTGAATTATATAAGGAAGTTTGGGATTATAGTTGGGTAGAGGATGCTACTTCTGCTTTTAATGGGTATTTTGATAAGGTAGAAGGGTCATATCGCCGGGAGTACTTGACAAACTTCCACGGGGATATTATATTTTATAATGGAGAAACTGTTGGTGGAAAGTGGCGAGAATATACCGCTCGATTCACCGAAGGTAGACTGTCACGCATTTGGTACGAAGATAAAGATTTAAACAATTAAAAGAGGTCAAAGGTTATGGAAAAGTCAAAGTTGGAGCGGTTCATTTCAAAGTACAACATCGGCGGAGCATGTGAGAGTGTGAAGCTCGTATCGAATGGTACCGAGCTATCCGTTCGTTCGATTTCGGATGACAAGAATGTTCTCGCTGAAATTGTCAGCCACGATATGTCGTTCCCCGCTGGTGAGTTCAGTATCTATGAAACGAAGAAGCTCCGTTCGCTGTTGAGTGTCTTGGGTGAGAAGCTCAAGGTCGCTCCGAATTCAGCAAATGGAAAGTCGGTCGGACTCAATATGTCTGACTCCGATACTAAGGTTACGTTCGTTTTGGCGGATGAGTCGGTCATCCCGAAGGTTCCCGATTTGAAGAAGCTCCCGCCGGTAGATATCGAAATCATTCTTGATGAGAAGTTTGTCAATACCTTCGCTAAGGCAAAGGGTGCGTTGTCTGAGGTGGATACCTTCACCGTGACCAGCGATGGAACCGATGCGAATGTCGTTATCGGATATTCCACGTTGAATACGAATCGGGTGAATATCAAGGTTAACACCAAGAGCAATGCGAAGATTGACCCGATTAGTTTCTCCGCTAACTACTTGAAGGAGATTCTTCTGTCGAACAAGGAAATCAAGGATGGTATCTTGAAGGTCAGTTCGAAGGGTATCTCTGTTGCGGAATTCGATGGTGAGGGGTTCACCACGAAGTACTATCTCGTTCAGATTGACACGAAGGATTAATGGTCGGCTTCGACGATTTCTTTGACACGCCCAAGTTTGATTTCGACAAGGAGAAACAACTCTTTGTCGAAAACTTGGACATGCTTAAGAACATGCCCGTACAAGAGCAAACCTTGTATAAGAAGTACAAGGAGGTCAACGGGTATTATCGTAATGCTATGGATAAGGCTCGTATTGTAAAGGCGAAGATTTGGACGCCGACCGACCTTACGAACAAGGAATTAACTGTCAAGGAAATCGAAGCGTTACAACCACGTGTTCGTCTGGTTGTGTCTAAGTCCACCGATGAAACCGATTGGAATATGATTCGAGTATTCTCCCATACGATGGAGTTTGACCAGAATCCCGGTCGGTTCGTGAGGTTCCTTGTGTATGATGAGGTGACGGGGAAGTATCTTGGTGCAACTTCGTTGGGTAGTGATGTTATTGCTATCGGATGTCGAGATGAATGGATTGGGTGGGACAAGGATACCAAGCTGAAGGGGAAGTTGAACAACTCCGCTATTGGCACGTGTATTATGGCTACTCAGCCGTTTGGATATAACTTCTTGGGCGGAAAGCTCGTTGCTTCGATGTTGACCACAAAGGTTGTCGCCGACACGTGGTTCAAGATGTATAACAATGTCTTGGCTGGGTTGACCACCACCTCGTTGTATGGTTCTGAGTCTATGTACAATTCTATTCCGTTCTGGAAGAAGTTGGGGTCGAGTACTGGTGCGATTGGTATTAAGCCCGATGATGATGTCTATGGAAAGTGGCATGACTATTTGAAGGAACACAAGCCGGACGAATATAAAGAACGCTTTACAAAAGATGACCCGTCAAAAGGGCCGGTCACTGGTATCAAACAACAAATTATCAATATGATTTTCCGTGAAGTGGGAGTTAGTGCGAGTAAGTACAAGCACGGCTTTGAACGTGGTGTATATTACGCTCCCCTTTACGAGAATACCCGTGAATTCCTTCGTGGAGAAATTGATGCTGATAAGTTGACTCCCTTGACAAAGTTGAAGGATGATGTAGATTCCGTTATTAACTGGTGGAAGCCGAAGGCTATTGCCCGATACCAGAAGCTGCATGAGGAAGGTCGTATCAAGGATGGTATTCTATACTATACGAATATGGTTGGGATTAGCTGGGAAGAAGCCAAGAGTCTATATCTATCAGAGGTTGGTCGTTAATGGATATTAATAATTTTTTAGAAGAAAGTTACGAAGCAAATAAACAATATGATTATCGTGTATTAATTTATGGAAATTATACCGATATTGAAAATCTCGAGCGTGACAGCTTCGTTCAAGTTCTGAAGCCCACGCTTGAGTATCTTGATGCACACTATAACATACATTATACCTTATTGACTCCGGCAACAATTAATAGCTTGAACAAGCCGAATGTCAAGCAGGTGATTTTTGAATTACCTACATATCCGAATTTGATGCGGACCCATTTTGATGCTATCAAGTTCTTAAAGGCGATTGATTGGAGAAAGAATGACTATGATATCATTTATAGTCATCTCCCCGAACATACCTCACAGATTGCTAACGTTATTCATAACAGCACGCATTTGATGCCAAAGATTATTGGATATTGTCATTGGTTCGAAGTTGCGGAAAATGCTCCGTATGCCAAGACAATGTTTCTCAATAATATTTTGGGTGTGTTGGAAATGGAAGAATGCGGTGTGAATAGTAAGTGGTTGAAGGATTTTGTGTTGGATGAAGCGATGGAACACTTCAATCAGCAGACAATTGACAAGTTGGATAAAATCATCCAGCCACATTATCTAGGTGTTGACAGAGTTGAGTCAAATGGTCAGACTATAGATAAATCCGTTATCTTCAATCACCGAGCAAACGGGTATACGGGATGGAATTGGTTTGTTGAGGAAATGGATAAGTTATGGGAAAAGCGTCAAGACTTTACCGTGTACACAACGTATGCAAAGATTGACCGCCCGTGGAATAAGCAAATCAATGAACCGACCCGTGAAGGGTATATCAATACATTAAAGCGGATGAAGTTCGGTGTATCGTGCTTTGAAGGATATTCGGCATGGAGCATCAGCACTACCGATGGTCTATCAGTTAATGTTCCGTACCTACTTCCTAACAAACTCTGTTATCCAGAAATGGTGCCGAAGGATTATCCGTATCTGTATGATGACCGAACGGACTTTGTTAAGAAATTTGAAGAAATGCTGGATACTGATTTGGTCTATCCGACGAATACCATTGCCAATACGATGCTATGGAACAATAGAATTTCTAAGTGGTTCGGTGGTTGGAATAATATATTTAAATTTAAAACAATGTCAAATTCAGAAGCAATGGATAGGATAGTTGACATTATTCGCCGGAAGAGGTATATTTCTAAATATGACCTATCCAAAGAACTTGGGTGGGGTGTTCAAATCAAATGGACTCCATATCGGAATACCTTGCGTGAACACCCAAACATTAAATTAACGGTGGATGGATATGAATGGAATGACTGAGAACACTCTGTGGGTTGAGAAGTATCGCCCGAATACATTAGAAAACTATATCGGAAATGAAACACTAAAGGCGAAGTTGGCTGATTTCATTTCACGGAACGATATCCCGCATTTGCTGTTCTTCGGAACGGCAGGAACGGGTAAGACCACGGCGGCAAAGATTCTGGTCAAGAATATTGAGTGCGACCATCTCTTTATTAACGCATCGGATGAACGTGGTATTGATGTGATTCGGGATAAGATTAAGAACTTCGCTTCGACTACGGGGTTTGCTCCATTGAAGATTGTGGTACTGGATGAGTCTGACGCATTGACGCCGGATGCACAAGCCGCTCTTCGTAATATGATGGAAGTGTTCAGTCACAAGACCCGATTCGTATTGACTTGTAATTATGTGGAACGGATTATCGCTCCGATTATCAGTCGGTGTCAGACGTTCGCGTTGACTCCGCCCTCGAAGAAGGAAGTGGCGGTTCACCTTACGAATGTCTTGACAAAGGAAGATGTGACCTTCGACAAGCAAGGAGTCGCTACGTTGGTCAACGCATATTATCCCGATATTCGTCGGATTATGAATACCGCTCAGCTCCAGACCAGAGATGGAAAGTTGACGGTGAATGTGAATGAGGTTATCGCTGGAGATAGTAAGTTGAAGATTATGGATACGTTGATGAGTAACCAACCTTCAGCAAATAAGATTCAAGAGATTCGTCAAGTCGTGGCTGATGCGGGAATCCGTGACTTTACCGAACTCTATCGGTTACTCTATGAGAAGGTTCAAGAGTATTCCCCGAACAAGATTCCTCAGACGATTCTTCATATCGCAGAAGGTCAGTATCGGGATGCGTTTGTAGTAGATAAAGAAATCAATTTTATGGCAACAATGTATAACATTTTAATGTAAGAGGTAAGTATGACAAGTAAGTACATTCCGCCCAGCGGACGGCCTGACCCACGACAGATGCAGCAACAGATGCCTGACCTGTCACTCGCAGAGGACATTAGTTGTGAGAACTGCGGAAACCTCACCTTCCAAGAAGTTTTGATGATGAAGAAGGTATCTGCGTTAGTCTCACCAAACGGAAAGGAAGGCATTGTTCCGATTCCTACGTTTTCGTGTGTCGCCTGTGGATGGGTCAACAAGATGTTCCGTCCAAAGGGTAAGGTTGAGGAAGCAACTGCTGAGGAAGCCCCAGCAGAACCCACTCGTCCGAAGCTCGTATTAGAGGACTAATGGAAACTACGTTCGTAGATAAGTCCCGTGTCACAGTCCGAGAAATCTCAAAGAATGTGGCACGGGATTTTATCGAAACCCACCATTACACGCACAAGTTTTCTTCTACCAGATATGCCCTTGGGGTATTCTATGTGGAAGATACAGAACATGCGTTCTTTGCTGGTGCGAACGAGAAGCTTATTGGGTGTATGACCTATGGGCATCCTGTCAGCAATAGAACGGTGGATAGTATTACGGACGGCTTAGAGTTGGATGAAGTATTGGAATTGACCAGATTGGTCTGCTTGGATGGATACGGAAAGAATCTGGAAAGTTTTGTAATTGCTCAGTCGTTTGATTGGATGAAGAAGAATGACCCCAAGGTGAAAGTCTTGGTCAGTTATGCAGACCCTGAACAAGCACATACGGGTGGAATCTACAGAGCAACCAATTGGCTGTATCAAGGATGTGGATATTCCAAGTTGATGCCAGATTATAGTATTCGTATTAATGACAATGACCTCTGGACTCATAGCCGTACCGTTGGGGCCAGATGGGGTAATAAGTCTGTCGAGAATCTGGCAAAGAGTATCGGTCAAACCTTCTACAGAAAAGAGGAAACGGCTAAACATCGGTATATCTATTTCCTTGTTGGGAAGAAAGAAAAGAAGCGGATGATGAAGAACTTGAAGATTCCAGTATTCTCATATAATGAAATAAAACCGTATACCCAACTTATTCAGAAGGTGCATGTAAAGGACGGGGCGGTGGAACGTATTGAAATCCTGCAAGGGGTTGACAACGGGTGGTCAAACAAACAAATTCTAATGCAGGAGGATGACGATGGCGAAGAGTCTATTTGACCATATTAATACAATATATCTCGAACAGAAGAAGAACTATTTTGCTGGATTAGATGATGGGGAGAAGCGGACCTATAGCAATTATATGGTCAACCGATTCCTCAGCATGAATATTCACCAGCTCCCGCTGGTTAATGAGATTCAGAAGTACAATATTCCTTCCGATGTTCACTATTTATTCTTTGCGACCACGATTCCTCGTGGAAAGCAATATAACAAATATGTGAAGTCAAAGAACGAAACCAAGTATGATAGCTGGTTAATTACTTTGGTGGCGAAGCACTTCAACGTGTCCGAAGATGAAGCGGTCACATATTTGGACATTTATCATAAAGACGACAAACCCGCCCTCAGGTCTTTGTGTGAAAAGTATGGGGTGGACCCAAAGATTATTAAAAAGGCAAAGTTATGATTGTACCAGACACATATTTCTCCGACCGTGTAAAAATGAGTTGGGCAGAATATTTTAACAATATCGCCCACGTAGTTAAACTCAAATCTAAAGATAAGAGTACAAAGATTGGTGCAGTTATCGTTGGTTCAAATAATGAAATTCGTTCAACGGGATATAATTCGTTTCCCCGTGGGATTGAGGATTTCCACGATGAACGGCAAGAACGTCCCGAGAAGTATTATTGGATGGAACACGCCGAACGGAACGCTATAATCAATGCGGCTCGTATCGGTGTTTCCACGAATAATTGTATAATGTATTTGACTTGTGATATTCCGTGTGTGGACTGTACCCGTGCGATTATCAACTCTGGTATTAAGATTATCTATTGTGAACGTGGAGCTGGTGCGAAGGGACAAATTTGGGACGGTCACACCGAACGTAGTATTGAAATGTTAAAAGAAGCAAGATGTACTGTGTGGTATTATGGAGCACAACGCCCCTTTATTGACATAGGTGAAATCAATGAGTCAGAACGGTAAAGGGGACACCCCACGGCCAGTTAGTGTGGATAATCACACGTATAAGGAAAACTGGGAACGTACATTTGGCAAGAAACCTACATTGAGCCAAAAGCGTATTTCTTCGTCGATTGAAGAACTCAAGCGAGATATTGCAGAATTGCATAAGAAGTTAGATGAAAGAGATATGCACGACCATTACAGCGGATTACCTTCAACACAATCTTATGATACGACCACTAGGACGGCAGACGGGAACAACTGAACGAGGTAATCATTTCGTATTAGCTCAGTGGGCACCAAGTACTATCCAATTGACATTACAGAATAGTAACTATGTGATTTCCGAAACGTTAGAAAATATACGGTCAGAGCAAGAAATGCTTGAACGTAGAAATATATTAGAAGATGAATTTATAAGTTGGGTCAATTCAAAATTACAATCAGTAGAGAACACCAATGAAGCCACTAGTTAAGTATATATCGGAAGAAGATGCAATCCAATGTGTCGGTAAGGGATGGGAACATCTTGTCCGTAGAGTTTATAATGCGAAAATAGGATTAGGTATTCCTGTCGGCATTATACAGGTTAAGGAAAAGTTCGGTGGGCTCAGAATATATGCTGATTATTATGTTAAGGAAATAGAGGATGTTATTGTTCAAGCAGGTAAAGAAAGTTTTACAATCTGCGAGGAATGTGGGAATACAGGTACATTAGTAAAACAAAATGGTTGGTATAAGACGCGATGTGAACTTCATATGGAAGATTTCACCCCGATAGACAATTAATACCTTATAATAGACCCCGAAAGGGGTCTTGACTTTTATGGCCTATTTGAGTATACTTCATAGGTCTAGTATCCTAAGAGGAATTATGAACAAGGTTTCGTACAGTCAATATACAACGTGGGCAAATTGCCCCGAATCGTGGAAGCTGAAGTATGTGGATGGTCATCGTATTGATGATGGCTCCATTCATACTATCTTTGGAACAGCCATGCACGAAGTCATCCAAGAGTGGATGGAACACTATCTCTTTAATGGAAAGGAATTACAGGCGTCAAGCATTGACCTTGACGAAAATCTAAAGACCAAGTTCCACGAACACTTCAAGAATTCTATCAAGGAAGTGGACGGACAGAAGGTATTCCCGTGCGACCGACCGACATTGGAAGAATTCTATCACCAAGGCACACAGATTCTTTCTTACGTTCAGGCGAATCAGAAGAAGTTGTTCCCTACACAAAACACCAAACTGCTTGGTATTGAATTTCCGATTGACGTAGAGGTTCGTCCCGGCGTTCAGTATGTTGGGTATGTGGATATTCTTACCCAGAATGAACGTACTGGTCTAATTACGATTTATGATTTAAAGACCAGTCGTGCGGGTTGGACGCAGGCACAGAAGTCGGATAAGACCAAGATTAGTCAGCTCCTTCTGTATAAGAAGTTTATCTCCGAACATTTCAATGTTCCGTTAGAATCGGTACGGGTTGAGTATATCATTCTCAAGCGGACTATCTCTGAGAACTCTCCGTATCCGATTCCACGTGTCAGTCCGTTTGAACCTCCGCATGGGAAGCCGTCTGTCAATCGGGCGTGGACTGACTTTGAAGCATTCTTGAACGATTGTTTTGACGAGGTTGGTCAGTATAAGACCGACACAATTAAGCATAAGGCAAGTAAGAACGCCTGTAAGTATTGTGTGTTCCGTGAGCGTAAAGACCTTTGCAAGTACGGGGTGTAACGTGGAAAATCCGATGGTCAACTATAGCAAGATTATTGCAGAAACTGCTAGTAACCATTACAATGTGCGGGATGAGTACAAGGACAATTCCTACGAACAGAATGTAGCAATTACGAGAAATGAGCAACGTCCGTTTTCCGTTGGTGCGATTAACATTACGGGTGAACTCAATATCGGGATGATGATTCGGTCTGCGTGTCTATTGGGTGCAGAGAACTTTTATATCTTTGGACGAAAGAAATTCGATAAGCGGTCCACAGTAGGGGCTGAGAAATATATTAATATCGTTCAATATACGTTTGATGACCCGATACACGCGGATACCGAAATCAATGACCGATTGGAGTATTTGTTGAAGTGGAATAGTGTGGTGTTGTGTGAGCACGGTGGGACTGAGGTTGGTTCATACCAGACTAAACTATTGTACAGAGAAGAGTTTGAACGTCCGTTGTTCGTATTTGGGTCAGAGAGCCACGGATTACCAGACGTAGTGGTGAACAATGAGCAATTCTATAAGTTGAGTATTCCGCAACGTGGCGTTCTTCGGTCGTTCAACGTCAGTGCCGCAATGAATATCATTCTGTGGGATTATGTCAAGGAGATGTATCTATGAAGAAACGATACAAGCAAATGGTAGATACTCGCCGGGTGTATGGTCTGGAAACAGATATGTACTATGACCCACGGTTTGAATATATTACACGGCAACGGTCACTTGGGTATCTTGTACGATATGCTCAAAAGATTTGGAAGGGTGAGAAGTGTAAGAAGCCACTCCCACTTATTCGATTTGGTAAGGGGATGCAAAAATATAGTTGGTGTGACGGAGAGACACTTGAACTAGCGAAGTACCAGCGGGATATTCTGACGTTGGTGCATGAGCTGGTTCATGCTATTGGTTATGACGACCACGACAAGAAGTTTGCGGCAAAGGAACTTATATTGTTGGAAAAGTATACGCCGGTCAAGGTAGATGCATTATATGAATTATTTGAGGTGATGTTATGAAGAAGTTAAAAGAGGCAGGACTATTATTCATCATTCAGGTATTTTATTATGCCGTCTGGTGCATCAATGCACGTGCAGTAGCAAACACGCACTATAATACTGCAGCGATGAGTGATTTCATGCTTGCTTCTATTCAGTTCTTTATTATCCGTAAAATCTCACACGGTAGTGACCACGTTCACGAATGGGCAGGATATGCAACGGGGTCGGTGGTCGGAAGTTATCTGGGTATTTGGATTTCCGCAACTTTCTTGGGAGGGTAATATGCCACGAAAGAAGAAAGAAACTGTTGATAGTTTAAAATTGGACTTCACAGGTAAGATGGTGGTCCTTGTTGATTTAGAGGGATGGGGTCCGATGGAACTTAAAGTAGACGATAAAGAAGTAACACTCGCAGTTATGAAATTGATATTGGAACGTATAGGAAATGTATCTACGGTAGATTCCTATACAACCGCAGAAGGTAAGAAACTTAAGAAAATGTTGGAGGGGAAATGATTGAGAAGATTGAGAAACCGTGGGGAAACGAATTAAAGTGGGCTCACACCGCACATTATGTGGGAAAGATTCTAGAAGTAAAGTCTGGTGAGGCGTTAAGTATCCAGTATCACCGTGAAAAGGTTGAGACGATGCACGTAATCGAAGGTACTGGTCGGATGGTATTGTATTTAATGGACGAGGATGGAGATCCGAATCCGACAAGTGTTACCATAATGAATCCAGGCGATACGTTTCATATCCCACCCCGACAGATTCATCGGATTGTTGCGGATACTGATATGCGAATTGTCGAAGTGTCTACCAACCATTTAAATGATTTGGTAAGATTACAGGACAAATATAATAGGAAGTAAATGAAGTTTTAGAAATGTAACCAGATACTTATTCTATAGAAGGTTATAGACGAGGTTACTATGCGAAAAGACAAACATCAATATACTACCATTCAAATCAGTAAAGAAATAAACAGGCATATACGAGAGTTCTGTAAGCAGAACCTCACAAATGCCGGCCCCTTGACAGAACGTCTGTGGGCAAACCATATTTCTTCTAGTGCGAGTGGTAGTATTTCTTTACAAGGATAATAATATGAAACTAGGTTACATTCCAAAAGAACAACGTAAAAAGATTTTATTCCTTTCCGATGACATGCGTGTTACCTCAGGCGTTGGGGTTATGTCCCGTGAAATCATTGAAGGAACTGCACATCATTTTAATTGGGTCCAAGTGGGTGCAGGGATTAATCATCCAGAACAAGGTAGAGTGTTAGACTTGTCTGAAGCTGTTAATAAGGAAGTTGGAGTTTCCGATTCCTCGGTGACCATCTATCCTTATAATGGATATGGTGACAGCCGACTAATTCGGGCATTAATCCAACGTGAAAAGCCAGATGCCATTCTCCATTTCACAGACCCCCGTTACTGGATTTGGTTATACCAGATGGAACACGAACTTCGTCAGACCATGCCGATTTTCTATTACAACATTTGGGATGACCTCCCATATCCTATGTACAATCAAGGATATTATATGTCATGTGATTCGTTGTTCTCAATCAGTAAGCAGACATATAACATCAACAAGCAGGTATTGGGACCACAGAATCCCCGTCACCTTGCGTACATCCCGCACGGTATCAACACGAAGCGGTTCCACCCACTTCCAGATGATGATTCTGGTTTGTTAGCAACTCGTAAGAAGTTGTTTGGTGATGCTGATATAAATTACGTTATCTTCTACAACAGTCGGAACATTCGTCGGAAGCAAACATCTGACATCATTTATGCATTCAACGTCTTTATGTCCAAACTTACCCCAGAGCAACGGGAAAAGGTTCGGTTGGTTCTTCATACACAGCCCGTGGACGACAATGGTACCGACTTACCAGCGGTTATCCGTGATGTCACACCAGAAGTGCAAAAGTATATTGTATTTTCCGCTGACAGAGTGGAAGCTGGCTTCTTGAATCACCTTTACAACATCGCAGACGTAACCATCAATATGTCCAGTAATGAAGGGTTCGGTCTGGGTACGTGTGAAAGTATTGTTGCAGGCACCCCTATCATTGTTAATGTCACTGGTGGATTACAAGACCAATGCGGATTTATGGACGATGAAGGAAACTACCTTGACCCAGAAACACACTTCACGTATGAGTGGGGTAGCAACCACGATGGTCGGTATAAGAAGCACGGTGATTGGGCATTCCCGATGTTCCCATCAAATCGTTCCATCCAAGGGTCACCGATGACACCATATATCTTTGATGACCGTGCATCATTTGAAGATGCAGCAGCACGGATGATGGAAGTCTATCTTTTGGGTCGTGAAGAACGGAAACACCGTGGTGAACTTGGTAGACAATATGCATTGAACCACGGAAGGTTTACCGCAGAACATATGTGTAACTCCTTCATCGCAGAAATGGATAAGGGATTTGAACTCTGGAAACCCCGTCAGCGGTTCACGTTGGAGAAGGCATAATGAAACGTAAAGCACTTATTACGGGCATCACTGGTCAAGACGGATATTATCTATCTAAACTCTTATTAGAAAAAGATTATGAAGTCTATGGAATTATCCGTAGACACAATCGTTCTGGTACCGAACTTGGCACAGTCACTTCTTTAGAGAAGGAATTAACTTTTGATTATGGTGACTTGACCGATGCATCTTCTTTGGAAGCAATAATGCATCGTGTCAAGCCACACGAAGTATACAATTTAGCAGCCCAATCACACGTTAATATCAGCTTCAACACCCCAGTATATACTACCCAAGTTAACGCACTGGGTCCAGTATATCTTATGGAAGCTATTAGAAAGATTAGTCCGTACTCACGTTTCTACCAGGCATCTACGTCAGAAATGTTTGGAAATAGTGTAGACATAGATGGATTCCAACGAGAAAGCACCGTGATGCGTCCAGTAAGTCCCTATGGAGTAGCTAAGCATTACGCTCATCAAATGGTTAATGTCTACAGAGTTCAACATAAGATATTCGCCAGTTCTGGTATTCTTTTTAATCATGAATCACCAATGCGTGGTGATTTGTTCGTGACAAAGAAAATCACCAATTATGTTCGTAAGGTTAAGTCAATGGACTGGAACATTAACGCCGTTGATAAACTGAAACTTGGAAACCTTGATGCTAGACGGGATTGGGGACACGCCGAAGATTATGTGTATGGTATGTGGTTGATGCTACAACACGATGTTCCCGATGATTTCGTTTTAGCCACGGGTAAAACGCATAGCATTCGTCAATTCCTTTCTATTGCGTTTGGTGCGAAGGATTGGAAGTCGTGGGTTGAAGTAGATGAAAAGTTCTTAAGACCAGAAGATGTTCACCATTTGATGGGTGATTCCAATAAAGCTCGTCAAGTGTTAGGTTGGAAGCAAAAGTATGATATTCATTCACTTGTTCATTCAATGATAGAAGGGTTATAATATGACAACAGAATCAAAACCACTTTGTGTAGTACGTGCTCCGTGTGCAACGCGGTCTGGATACGGAGATATGAGTCGAGATATTATCCGACATCTTATTGAGTATGGGAAGTATGAGGTAAAGGTTATTTCTGTTCCGTGGGGAGAAACGCCAATGAACGCATTGGACGCAAACAATCCACGGGATAAGATGATTACCGATTGCATTCTTACGGAAAATCTTAATCGTCGTCCAGACCTCTTTGTAACTATTACAATTCCGACTGAATTCGAAAATATCGGACGATACAATATCGGCATTACCGCTGGTATCGAAACCACCATTGCATCAGCAAAGTGGGTAGAGGCATGTAACAGAATGGATGCGGTATTTACTATCTCTGAACATTCCAAGAATGTCTTTGTCGCATCAAAGTTCATGCAGCAAGGTCCGAATGGTCAGAACCTTGGTACCGTAGAATTAACCAAACCCATTGAAGTATTACACAACTGCATTGACCAATCTATTTTTAAGAAGTTGGAATACGAATCGGACATTGAACCTACCATCCGTACCGCTTTAAAGGACATTCCAGAAGATTTCTGTTATCTATTCGTAGGTCATTGGCTCCGTGGGGACTTTGGCGAAGACCGTAAGAACGTATGGTTCTTGGTCAAGATATTCCTAGAGACATTTAAGCAAACTAAGAATAACCCACCAGCTCTTATTTTAAAGACCAGCGGTGGTAACTTCTCCATTCTGGACAAGAGGGAAATATTGAAACGAATTGAAAATATTCGCAGTAGTGTCACACTTTCCGAAGGTCAAGTGATGCCAAACGTATATTTATTACATGGGGAGTTGACTGATTCCGAAATGAATTCATTATACAATCACCCCAAGGTAAAGGCTCACGTAAGTTTGACGAAGGGCGAAGGATTCGGTCGTCCCTTACTTGAAGCTTCTATCAGTGGTAAGCCAATCATTGCGTCTGGTTGGAGTGGTCATATGGACTTCTTAAACGCTGAAGATGCTGTATTAGTTGGTGGAGAATTAAAGAACATTCATCCAAGTTCTGTATGGGATGACGTAATTATTAAAGAATCTTCGTGGTTCGCTCCAGATACCCAGCAGAGTGCAAACGCCTTCGCAGCAGTCTTTATGGATTATGACAACTTCCACAAGAAGGCAAAGAAGTTAGGAAAAGAGAACTTTAAGAAGTTTTCATATAAAGCTATTCAACGTCGGACATGGCAATTACTGGATGAGTATGTACCAGAGTTCCCAAAACAGGTTCCGCTCAAGTTACCTACCTTAAAGAAGGTCGATTTACCTAAACTGAAGAAGGTTGAATAATGGCATTACTTAGTGAACGACGATTCATTAACATTAGTAACGTTACCTCTGGTATGATTGTACAATTCAGTTATACCAAGTTAAGTGGGGAAAACAGCCAGTACGTTGTACTGGTTGTTGACCCTTATCGAAAGAATGACCGTGCTACAGAATTTCAACTTCACGGATATACTGTGGAAGAAATGTCAGATGAAGAGTTGTTGTCGTTCGCTACAGCATTTAAAACCCGCTTAAACATTGATTATGAACAACGTAGAGCAGCATTAGTGAGTGATTTGAATACCCAAGAGGCCTATGAGACTTTCCGTTCTTCAAAGTTTAGTCAAGGTCGTCCGTATAGAACATTCAATATCAGTAAGATAACACAATTACGTCAGGTTTTAATAGGTTCACCAGATTAGTCTACGTAACCCCTTTCCGGTAAATGCATGCTCAAACCAAATACGGAACAACCTAAGAAGTATCCGATTTTGAATTTAGATGTGCTGGAAGAAAAACAAACGTGGTGGGTAGTTTGGGAATATATTTTCTCTGGGAAACTTCGCCAACCAGACGATATAGATAATAGTTGAGGTCATTATGTCAGAAGAAATTTGTCCACAAGAGGATTGTGTACCGAAAGAAGATTTACCGAGTGCATTGGAAATGGCGAAGAACTTAGCCAGAGATGCTAGTAAGATTGTCAAAAATGCAGTTTCTGGGAACACCACGTTGGTCGAACCAGATGTACGTGACCATCGGTGGACGGTGTGTAACGGGTGTCCAAGATTACAAAATGACCGTTGCCTCGAATGCGGATGCTTTATGAAAGTTAAAGTTGCGTTTCAAACGTCAGTATGTCCTTTGGGGAAATGGTAAGATGAATCTAAATTTGGTTACGAAATACTTTCATCCATATACAATACTCGACATAGGTGCAAACATTGGTCAATTCCATACGTTAGCAAAAAGTTATTTCCCAGACAGTTATGTGTTTTCTATTGAAGCGTCCGAGGAATGTGAACAAGAATTACAGAAGGTTACTGACCAGTATTACATTGGACT